GACATCAAGTGTCTTGGTTGGCTTGCCCCCTGCATCACGCTTCATTGCTGAATGTGCTACATAAAGGATGTCCCACATGCCGCCAAACTGAGAAATAACCTTTTTAGTTGTCATCTCCCATTTGGCGTAATCAGGTGGTCTAACCAGGTAAGTGGTTTCGGTTCCGTCTACATATTTAATTGTTATGTTCTGTTGCATTGCTTGCTCCCGTTTCTATTGTTTAGCTGAAGGTTTCTGTTACTGCGCCCTTTGATACCTTGAATGTAAAATCTACAGTCTGAGCATCTGTTCCAGCGCCGCCTGCTGTAGGAAATTCTGGCATTACTGGGAATGAGAATACTGCGCCTGTTGCAGCGGTAAGGCTGATAGTGATGTCTGTGTCTGGTGCTGTCTCTGCTGCTGTCCATAGAGCTTCGCATACTGAGTTAGCTTTACCCCAATCAGCAAGCATTGAAAGCGCAAAAGTACCTTCGATGTTTGTTGTCTTATAGGCTTCGCCATCAAGAGTCTGATATGTCTCGCGAACGTTTGTCTTTGTTAGAACTGCTGAAGTTGCTTGTGCCTCGATATCTGTTCCACCTGTGAAAGATAGAGAAATATCGCGCCCTGTGATTACTACGGTTGCCATATTATTTTCCTTTAGTTTGTTTGTGTATAGTAGGTAGAAACTCGGATATCGGCCACCAAGACATTGGAAGGGCCAACTTGAGTTACTGTTGGTTTTTCAACCGATCCGATTGTGTACCCAACTGGGATCACTTTCAGAACACTTATTACTAGCTGCTCGAGATTGTCGAGCGATGCCGGGTTGCTGTTATATGCAACTGCGACCGAGATTACAAGATTAATTTTAGTGTGGAGTGTGGTCTTGCCGATTGTCTCTAACTCGAGATACGGCGAATCTGGGACACACACTACGAATGGCACCATGGGTGCTTCTGGAACATAGGCATAAACATTGCCTGCAACATTAGCGAAGGCTGTGGCTAAAGGTTGACGAACTGTGTCCAGGATTGTTGATGCTGGCATTTATTGCACCATTGAATCGGTGTCGATGTACGGCCCGAGAAGTCCTGACACTCGATTAAAGAGGCTACGGCCTAAACGATAAGGCGAGACATTAGTAAAGTCGATTCCTTCAATCTGCCCACCTGGAGCGATCCGAGATTGGAATACTTCTACTGATACTGCAAGAACTGCTGATTCGACCGCGCTTACGCCTACATAAGTGGCTGCGCCTGAAAGGGTTGCCAAACCTGAAGGGATTACCTTGCGCTCTGTAATATCTGCATTTGTGATTGATACTGTAAAGAATCCGTTAAATTCTCTGTAAGAACCATCTAAGAATATGCGTGAGTTAGATCGTAAAACGAAAGAATCGTAATCAATGTTGCTAGATTCTAGAATTGTAAAAGTGCCATTAAACGGGGAGCCTACGCCTGTAACGACTACGCTCTGACCCGCTGAAAAGTTATTATCGCCAAGGACATAATATGTCGCGACATTATCTTGAAGCGCCACGACATCGATCGGGCTTGAGTACTTGACCAACATTGGCAAAATAACTGCCTCTGCTGTGTCGATTACATCTGTTAAATAAGCGTCGTTATAAAGGGATGTAGAAACGCCAAGGATAGACCTTAGTTCTGCAACTGTAACGATTGAAGCCATCTCTACATCCTCTCTATTAAACGGCTGGGGGAGCCACCGGGAGCAGCAGCCCCCCCATGATTAGTTATTGGTTATGCAACCATGTAACGGTAAGCGCCTGCTGCGATCTTTGTAGCGATTGCACCGTAGCCGTAGTATCCAACTTGAACCTGACCTGTTGAGATGAGGTTAGTCTGGAGCGATAGGCGAGGAGACTCGTACCATGTGTAAGCATCTGGGTTAACGATAATCATTGAGTTATCGCCTGTACCTGAAAGGTTACGAGCTACGCGAAGGTTTAGACCGAGAAGGTTTCCACGAACTGCTGTTGCTGTAAGTGTTCCGCCTGCGTTCTGTGGGTTGATTGTCTGTTGGAAAATTGGGCGATTTGAAGAATCGACCAAGCCCATTAGAACGCCCCATTGTGCTGGAGATACTGCGATGTTTGTCGCGAATCCAAGTGTGTTCTCGTAGATTGAAACTGCTGCATCTGAAACGAAATCAGCGGCAAGAGCGCCAGTTGTTAGCGTGCGGTTTCCGCCATCAGTTCCGCCAGCGATAAGTGCTGTTCCAACTGCTGTATCGGTTGCCTTTGCGTATGCGTATTCCATCTGGCGTACGAGTTCAGCGAAGAATGCTGGAGATGAACGGTCTAGCAATTCTAGTGAAAATGTTTGCTGACCGATGTACTTCTTAACATCTACTGAAACGAAAGCAGCGTTCTGATCTGTTTCTGATGGTGTTCCGCCTTCAGCCGCGATTGCAACTGTTGGAGCAACTGTGATCTTTGGAATTTCAAAAGTCATCCCTGCATCAGGCAAGACCCCTGAACTTACGCTATCCACTAGGGGACGATCCGCGTTAGAAATACCGTTAATTACTTCGGTAAGTTGACGAGTTGGTACAAGACCAGCGTTGTCTGTTGTGTCTGCCGCTGCTGCGACATACATCTTTGATGTTTCGTTGCCTAGTGAGGCACGAACTGAATGCTCGAGATAAGAAGCCTTATCCACGATTGGGTTACGAACAGTTGTTGAGATATAAGGTGCTGTTGCAGCCTTAACTTCAACTCTTGCAGCCTCTACCGTTTCTGCGGCAGGAGCAACTTCTGGAACGGTAGTGTCTGACACTTGTTCTCCTTCTGTGGTTGGTTGTGGTGTTGCATCCTCAACATCTGTTGATGCTTTGGAATCTTCTGTGTCTACTGCCGCTACTTTTGCGACCTCTGCGCCCGGTATTGCGCCATCTGTTACGAGGCTAACCTCGATTAAGTTAGATGCGCTGATAGCCATTACGCCATCTTCGTTATCCCACTCTGCAACATCCACGCCAACGCTAAAATCTGAGCGAAGCCCTGTGGCTGCTTCTTCAAGTGCGTCATTGCCTGCTGTTGTCTTAGCAATCTTAAATTCTGCTGTGATGCCTTCTGCATCTGCTTCGAATGAAACCATCTTGCCTAGTGGGCGAGTTACATCGTGCTGTAGAACTAGCTTGATGTTCTTAGCCATAGTAATTGAATCTTCTTTAAACATAGTGCGACCAGCAGAAGTACTGCCTTCAGCATTCCATGAAACGATGCGACCAGCGATGATGCGAGATTCTGTGTCTGCCGCTGTAATCGCGTATGGCATGGTTATCTTCATGAGTTCTCCTTATTGTCGATCAGGTCTTCTTCTTCGCGGATTTGCTCAACGCTCATAGCGCCGATTCGATTTAAGATTTCATAAACTTGAGCGCGAGCAAGTGCATCTGAACGCAAGAACTCGTCTAGCGAGAAGCGAATAGATCCAGTTGAAGGGCAGAAGTCCGGCATTGATAGGCGCTGTTCGATAGCAGCCAAAATTGGTTTCATTGAAAAGTCGATAAGCGAACGACGCTCTGAAACGCTGTTGCTGTAGGTCATGCTTGTAGTTTCAGCGCTAACGAAATAAGCAGGTAGGTTGCAAGCGCGAGCCAATTCCAGCGCGACATATTGGCGAGCCTCATTTAGTTGTAACTTGGCAGGATCGATGCCCAGCGCTTGCAATTCAACATCCGCATTTAGGAACGCGGTTGATTTAGTAAGACGAGCGGTGCGCCATGATTCTAAAAGTTTAGAGATGCGCTCTGCTGGAAGATTTGTACCGTTAGATTTTAAAACTTGAAGCGGTACTGGTTCCTTAGCAAAAGTTTCGGCGGCTTGCTCGAGCGCGTGTGCTGCGCGGATAGTGCGCCCTGCGCGATTCAACACGCCTTCATCAAGTCCGTAAAATACAACGAGCGATCCAACGCCTTGAGTAGGTACTACTGAACCATCGACTTGGTAGCCAACGATTTCGGTTTGATTGTTATTAAGTTTAGTTGTTACGCGATCTGGGGCAACGCGAGTCCAGGCGCGAACGCGGCCTGTGTCTCCATATTGTTCTAAGACTTGTCCATAACCAACGCCATGGAATAAAAGATCTTCTGCAAGCCAAGCGTAAATAGCAGAACCCGGCACTCGAGGATCTGGTTGATTAATTACTGCTGGAGTTCCCATGTGAGAACCATCGAGCTTTGAATACTGCTCGAGAGGCAGAGCCGCAAGTGTTGAGCAGATGATGTTACGCGCTCTGGCAATAGTTGGAACTGCCATTGCTTGCTGGCGGCTTGCTACGGATTGAGTAAATACAAAAGGATTGAAAGATGCTGTGTTGTTAAACGGTGCAGGTGTCGAAGCCGCATCAACTGTGATTTCGGTTGTTGGCTTTGGCGTTGTAAATAAGTCCCTGATTCCCATTGGACATATTATACGCTATTGGGTAGACATTACCCTATTTGAATGTCCACTTCAGATTCTCCGCGTGTTGCGAAGTGAGTAACCATCGCCGATGCAACTGCTCCGCAAACTATGCCGCTTTGCTTGCGACCCATTACCCAGCCGCCATCGCCTCGAGTTAATTTAACTGCCGATAAAACTTGCTTGGTTAATTCTTCTTGATCTGCGTGGGCAAGCCGCATTGATGAAACCGCCGAGACGAACTCATCGCAACTCTGTTGATATTCTTGCGAGTTAACTTCATGGATTGGAATTCCTGCTGGTGCCAATCTTGCCGCAACTGCTGAGGCTGTCGACTTTGAGTAAGCAACGGCATTAACTGGGAACTTGCGAACCCAGTAAGCAATATCGTTGGCCATTTCGAGATCATCAAGGTTGACCGGGTTGAACCAAGTATGAAGAAGGCTGACCATAAAGCGATTGCCTTCGATTCTTTGGCCTGCAACTAGCGAAGCGTGTTTTCTGTCTGGGCTGAGATCGATGGCCATCCAAGTATCTTTTTCGACATCAAGTTGAGGCAGATCTTCGGCCTTGCACTTCTTCCATTCGGCTTCTGAGATAACTGGGTTAATCATTGAAACGAATTGGCACAAGATTTCGGTTCTAAATATATCTTCACGATCCGAAAGGCTGTCTTTGATGTTATCTTCATGAACTGTATGACCTAGCGATGGATTGCTTTGATACCAGGCTTCTTTGTCGGTGATCTCGGCTCCTGGCTCGGCGCTCCATTCAAACCAGCCAATCGAATCATCGGCTCCTTCACTAGCTGCTAAACCTCGTTCCCTAAATTTATGCAGCAGAACTGAATTAGCATGGCCAGCATTCGAATAGACATAGGCTTGAGGATTTGGATTCGACATCTGAGTAAATCGCATCGAACTCCAGACATCTTCGGTGTCGAACTCTCGCAACTCGTCAATATGAATAACATCTGGAGCAGCAATACCTCGAGCGGCTGAGTTGCCTGCTCTGATCAGATACCGGGCTTTGTTCTTAAAGCGAATCTCTTGCGATCCCTTAGATTCGTACTTCTTGGCAAAGTTATCCATAAGCATCTGAGAATTATCAATGATCTCGCTGACCTTAAAAAAGATTTCGCTCGATGTAGTTAACTTATGAGCGGTAGCCAGGTGCATCTTTTCGCCTAGAACATAGATACCGAAAAGAATTCTAAGTGCCATAAATGTAGATTTGCCCTGCTGGCGTGGCAACATAATTCCGATTAAGGGATGCGCCCAGCGGCCATCAGCCTTATAGCGTAAGCAATCTCGAGCCAGTTGTTCCTGCCATGGCAGCAATGGGAATCCGATATCGATGCAGAACTGGATCATCTCATCGCCTCTAGTAGGCAGATTGAGCGGCTTTGAGCGGATTCTAGGGGTTTGGGAGCCATATCTAACTTCTGTTACCCCTACCTCAACCGATTGCAGCCCTTCTGAGCCTTCTTCAGCCGTCATGACTATTCCTGATCCGATTCGAGCCGATAGTGGCTGTTTGAGTCGTTTTTGGGGTAAAAAGAAACAGGAAGGGTCGGGGGTGTCTTTGCCCTATCAAAAAACCTACCCCCCTTAGATGAATTGCAACTAGAACATAATACTTCTAAATTACTTGGATTATCATCGCCACCTAATCTGCGTGGCACTATATGGTCAACGCTTAGGCGCTCCTCAGTTCCACAGCGTTGGCAACATCCATCTCTTTGAATGATCGATTGCCTTAACTTACGCCAAGCATTCGTAGATCCCTTATCACTTAACTTACTCATCAGATATCTCCATAGCAGATCTCACATAGTAACCAGTTAAGCATTTCAATTAGAGTAGAGAGTTCTTGTGTATTACCGCATCTACTGCATGTACCTTCATCCATTATTGCCAGCCTTTAGTCTTGAGATGATGCAATGCTTTGCAATAGTCCGGGATCTCATAATCTAAACCATATCGATTAGATACATAGTACCAATACATATAAAACTGGTAATCGTATGGCTTACCTTTAACTGACTCACTCTTAATCTGATAGTAACCATGAGTCTGTTTAGTACCTGACTTGTTACCAATAGCATTTATATTCCATGATGATTCTCTATGAACTATCTGGTTATGACATTGGTATTGCTTATCTGTTAATTGATAGTTAGCCAGTTCTCTTAGCTTCTTATTTGGCACTATTGAAGCCTCTAATCTAGGCAATACTGCGCTAGATAGAGATATCCCAATAACGACGGCTAACACACGCGCTACGCCTTTCAGGCGCGAGTTGAAGCCTTGATGGCTTCTAGCCGATAGTGTACCGAACGCTCCAAGCACATTAACAAAAGTCCTGCTCAGAGCGGTGAGTCGCATCTTACTTATCCGTAGAATAGAAGCCAGAACCTTTGAACTGGATACCGAAACTGCTATAAATCTTGCGCATCGGCTCATGGCAAAAGCCGCATTCAACATCGTGTGGTTCATTTATTGATAACTCCTTCTCGTAGCGAAGATTGGCCTCGCATCGATCGTTAGTGCATTCAAACTCATATATGGGCATTACTTCTCCACATTGTCGATATGAATGCTCTCAATATGAGACTTCATCATTCGACTTATTTCAGCCTGGCTTAAGAAGCTAGAAGCAGCCGCTAGTGAATAACCACATAGGCAGGTGTGCATCCACCTTGGTTTCTCTTGATCCATTATTGATCCTCACATGATTTGCATTGCCCAGTAAAAGTCCATTCGCCACAACCTGTGCATCGCTTGATATCTGCATCAGTTAAAGTATGGGCGAAATCGTCATAGCCTGCCTTTCGCATGAGATCGACCAGATCAGATAATCGAAGAAACGCTAGGTAAGACCCCACATCACTACCTTGTCCATTCAATCGGCTGACAACTACAGGAATTTCCCCTTTTCCTGTTGTTCGCTTTCCGACCTGATCGATCCATGCTTTAGGCTGGAAGGATGCCCGGGCTTTGACTTCAATATCAAAGTACGGAACCCCAGTAACATCACTTCCAGACCTACCTGCACCCGTTGCAAGAGCATAAGGCCAGCCATTTTGGCTGAAGTACTCCGCGACCAACCTTTCGGTCTTATAGCCGCGATGTTTTCTACTTTGAGACATTAGACTCCAGAGTTACTGCATGGCAATCTGGACATGACCAGGTAAAGCCAGCCGATAAAGAACCACCAGTTATGACAATCTCTGATACATCGAATTCACGATTGCAGAGACAGCATCGAGTAGTAATCCCTGAAGCTTTAACGCTCTCTCGAATCTTCTTGTAGTGTTCAATAACATCGACATCAGGGAATGACTCCCATTCACCGTCTTGGTTCATAAATTGTAGGCTACTCATTAGCCGCGCCCCTTTTGCTTAACCCACTTGCCATCGCTACCAATTTCGAGCCAGATAGGTTCACACTTCTCCAAGAATCCGCCTGCTGGGTTTTGGCATGAGAACTGCGCCCAAGGCTTGTTATTCTTCTTTGATACTCCATCGCGAAACTTCATTACTCCATGTTCGCAACTAGGAATATCATCATCGATCTTTGATCCGCCTAAAGATTCCTGGACTAGAGCGATTGCTTCTGCTGCGCTAGGTGCAGGTGCTACGGCCTTAATTGACCAAACATCATCCTCGACCGGCATTGTTATTTTGTCTGCTAACTTTTCAGCAAACGGCTTTGGCTGCGCCTGATTGACTTTTGCCATTTCTTCACGGCTAGGGCGTTTGCCTTTCGTTGCATAATTCGCGTTAGCCAAAGCACGGCCAATCGCACTCGTCTCGCAATTCTCAAGCGCCGACGTAGAATTAACTCCTCGCGTAGAGACGGTTTCCTCAGCAAAGCCAGTTGTCCAAGGGTGTGCATCCACTTCAGTTCGATAGATAGCAGCCTTAACGATAAAACGCTGAAGAGTATGCTCAATGACCTCAGTAGTGATTCGACCATCTGGATGTTCCTTCCAAAACTTTGCTAGGCGTTCTTCAACGGTTTCATAATCTTCTAAATTAAACATAAAGTTGATTCTCCTCTAATTTGAGTTGACCAGAGATTGCGAAGTAAGCCGCGCCATCGATGTAGTTATCGACTTTTCCAGTTTCCATTGATCTTGCGACTTTGACCAGCGCAAGACACATTGCAACTTGGTGAGGCTCGATTGGCATTTCAAGGTATGCAGCCCATAGGGATGCGGTTCTGGACATATTGTCCGATGGATGGCCGTAGTCAAGACCACGATCCTGGATGATGGCTCTAGCTTCTGTAAGGTAATCATTTGCTTTCATACTCTTACCTTATCGCGCTGATCGTAAAACTTGCGCATTGCCCGGCGGCCTTCTTTGTAACCAGCATCTACTCCCAATGAATAGAAAATAACTGCTGTACCTAACCAGCCGACCATTAACATGCCGATTTCATAGATATTCATATTGCTCCCGATCCGCCAGAGTTTCTGGCTTCTTGGAATAAGTGTTACATGACTAGCAGACAGAACCGCGATCATTTATATAACGAAACGGTAACAATTCTTGGTCATCAACATGGTCATCGATTGTCCGATTTATGTCTGGCCAATCATCTAGCCCTGCCATAGCGCCTTCCATGAACTTGGAATGTCCCATCCTTTTCGATGTAAATCAGGTCAACTTGAACATTCTTGCCATTCTCTGTAACGATGGCGAAGGCCTGCTGCCAATTAGGCGTAGAAACGTATTTGGCGGCTTTTAGATCCATTGCATGTCCTACTTCAACTCCATGGAGAACACGCCTTAAAACCCCGTTAGAAGCCTCAGAAGAGGCACTTCTACCCGCTCTATGGGTATGCCCCATGATTACGCTCTGACCATGGCGTTTAGCCTGGTTGAGCGCTGATAGTCCAGGATTAGGGTTTAGGCTGCCAAGATCGCCATGAATAGCGATCCAGCCCTTAGCGATAGGCATTGGCGTTGACCAGAACTTAACTCCCATTTCATCAAGTTTCAGAAACTTCTCGAACTTTAATTCTGGCAATGATAAGAACGCTGGGATCTTCTTCATGATTACTTTATACAATCGATCCGTATGGTTGGAACGCACCATGTGGGCTTCTTTGGAATACTCGAAGAGCGACCAGAGAACATCTACTGTTCGATCGCGATCCTCAGCTAAAGTCTGCTCGTACCAGCCCGGGGTATTTTCTGTCCATCGGCTGATTTGTGGCAAGTCGATTTCATCTCCGATAGTAAGAACAGCATCGGGCCGAAACGCTTTAATAAATAAACTGAGATTGCGTACAACATGTGAATCTTCGTAGGGACATTGCAAGTCTGGAATGACTACGGTTCGCTTCATTAATCCTCATCATCATCATCGTCATAAGGTATGCGGTCGGGTGATAGCGGCAACCAATTAGGTGCAGGAAGGATAGTTGCTGGGTAAGTAGCAGGTTCTAGAAGTATGGCTAAAGATAACTCAACGGTGAAACCGCTTCTTCTGAGGCTCTTGTAAAACTCATTAAGCCCGATGCAGTACTGATCTAACATAGAGTAAGCCTCTAAGTCGATAGCCTTCTTTCGCGCCATAATAAAATTATCGCTCTAAAAGTATGTTGTAGATCTCATCGACACGCGAATTGAGTCGTTTAATCTCCGACAGCAAGTGAGTGATGACATAGCCAGCCAATCCACCCACTATCGCAAGAGTGGCAATATAGAGATTCAACATGTCCGTCTGAGTCATTTTTTAGGTGTCGCATATCCGAATACTCCAGCAAGAACAGCCCATAGAATTGAGCGGTAATCTGCCGCGAAGTTAGATGCTGCCCATGCTGATAGAAACGCACCTGCGGTCAATACTGCTGGGTTCTTCATATTCATTTGCTTGCTCCTAGTAGTGGGATTTGAAAGAACGAACCATCTTGATCGCCCTTGATACTGAAAGATATATGGCAATGATGGCGGTGCTTATTGATGCCTGTATAAGTTCTCCAACGCCACGCGCTTTTGGCGCTTGCAATCTTGCCATCGAAGATG